ACTTCGAGGATGATGAAGAGGAGCCAGAGCGGGACAATGTAGTGCCGCTCGATCCTCAGATATAATCAGCGCCCATGGAAGAGTGTGCAGCTAATCAGGTAGAGAGCGCCTTGGATGGCGTATGGGAGATCTTGGCGCTGCACCCATGGGATCTCATATACCTTTCTATACCGATGTCCATACTGGCTTTCTATGGGCTTTCGATATATGCCATCTTCAAGCACATCCAGAAAAAATACTCTTCCTGAGTCAATACAACTGGTCCACGCCGAACTCGATAACCTCCAGACGCTGATTGAACGGCGTGTAGATTCCCGTCTCCTGACACTCTAACCCCACATACAAAGCCTGCTCGTTTCTTGCATCGCCGAAGGCCAGCGCCTCTGGGCTTAGTGTGTACACGCCGAAGGGATAAGGGTGGGCCTTCTCAACCGCCAGAAAGTAAAAGTGCTCAGCATCGAGTCCCACCGTGCGGGCCCCGTTCAAATAGTAAGCAGCCTGCTGGTAGTAACGGAAAGAGTTGATCGCAGATCGGAATCCCCGAGGGCTGGCGTCTCGACAGGTCTTGAGATCCCAGACGTCGGTGCCGGTGTACCAGTCCATGCGCCCTTTGCAGGGCTGACCGTGCCACTCCCAGCAGATGACCAGCTCCACGCGGTCAGTGCTCTTTGGGATGTAGTCGGACAGCACATCGCGCCGCTCAATACACACGTCATACAGATCTTGTTTGATCGGCGTGCGATCTCCCACGGTTTCAAGCCACGAAGCGTAAGCCTCCTTTCCAACCTTTGTGCGGCGGTCAACCGCTGGCTCAATAGCAAATTCATCGTGGAACTTCTCCAGTTCGGAAAAGACCGTGTGCTGCACGCGCCCCTCTAATAACGCAGGCGACTCGGAGATGTCGCGCTTATTGCGCCAACGGTAAGGACACACGATCAGCTCGGTCAGATCGTGAGATCGCCATGCAGGGATCTCTGCATACTCTTCGTAGGTCAGGCCATCGTAAACGCCGACTTCAAATGTTTTCATTTATATACCCTCAAGGTCTCTTTGTTCATGGACGAGCTTCATGCCGTATTCGTTGACGCCTGTCTTCGGACAATGGTCTGGCTTGAAGATCAGTTTGTTGTTGCGGAACGGCGAGTAATCGACGTGATGGTGCCAACGATTGAAACGCCACACGACGCTGGCCACGTCTGGGTGCAGGTCTGCCAGCATCTGACTTTTCGGTTTGGTGCCTTCCTCTGCATAAAACTCTTTGGTGTTGCCGCCCTTCATCCGCTGGGTTGTGACTTTGCCGCACAGGAACGCATTGAACTGCACTGTGCAGTAGCCGTCTTTCAGCACGCGCAGTGACAGATCGGTGTCCTCGTTATAGCGACCGCGCCAGCGATACGGGATGTCGTTGCGTATCAACAGGCAGGAATAGATTCGCGTGTTCAATACGAAGGGCGGCACCGGATCTGCGGCTTTGGCAAAGCTGTAATAGTTAAAGCCAGCGATGGCGACATTTGTATACCTATTTACAAAATCCTCTGCAGCAGCAAAAGTTGCGTCTCCCTTCACGCGGATCTTTTTGTTTCTGTTGAGCCGGTGAAAGTTTTCGAGATTGTCATCGAGAACCCAGTGCCAAGCGTGGCCCTCTGCTATGGCGTGCTCCCACGCGAAATTACGAGCGGAGCCGGGCCCTTTGGACCTACCTGTCAAAGAGTCGCAGGTGTCGTACTCATCGAGATAGCTTTGCGGCAGGGTCAATAAATTTTCTGCGCCGTATCGGTGGGCATAAAGATCGAACTCCTGCTCTTCGACAATAATCCAAAAAGGCACGCCCATGTTTGTGAGCGCCCTCATTGTGACTGCGTTTTCTGACCTACCCTTGCTGACTATGTAGATGGGATATTTTTTCATCAACGTAGATCAACTGATTATGCTCAGCACCCCAATGCGAACGGAACGGGAACCAGATGCTTTTGGTTTTGTGGGTCAGTGTCTGGTTGATCAGTTGTGCAAACTCTTGCAAATCCGCCTCGGTCTCGAAGCGGATGTTGATGCAAGCGTGTGGTTCCTGACGATCCTGCACAAACTCTGGCATATCCTGCCAATGCTCATCCCACCAGTTGGGCTCCTCGCCAAACAGCGTCTGCTGTTCACTCACCCTCTGTCTCCTCGATCCAGCGACGGGCATACCAGATCTGCTTCCGCATATCCTCGACGCCACCTTTCTGGTCCGCTCGCCAGCCATACTTAATGATGTTCCCATGCAGGTAGGCTTTGAAACCCTCCGGCCCCAACACCTCTTTGATGGCGTCGATGCACTCGATGGCGCCGTTTTTGTTGTAGTGAGCTGGCTTATGCACCACGTCATACTTGTCAGCCATCTCTTTGAACTTGTAGGAGGAGCGATCCCACTCCTCGGGGGTTGCGTCATCAATTGACATCACTGATCCCTCAATAATCTTTTCGACCTTTCGAGGCAGCGGTAGTAAGAGTTGCAGCACCAGTCTCGATCAGTCGGCGATAATGTGACATCCAAGATGCGTCGCACAAGATGCCACACCGAATCCAAGTCTGAGCGGAAGGCCCGCGAACTGATCGTCTCCGCAGGATTGCCCAGCAGAAATCCGTTAAGGCACTGCGAAGCGGTATCCATGAGGTGTATGCCGATCAGCGCAACCGCTTCCAACCCACCAATGGTCGGAGGATTAGAACGGTATGTCATCTTCGGGCAGATCCGGTATGGGTTTGGCAGGTGGCGCCTCGATGGATCCGCCGCGCTTCATTGCGGCCTGCATTTCAAAGCAGGGAGGCACTGGCTCACGACCGACCTCATCGCAACCGGCAATCCGATGCTGAATGAATCGAGGCAACTGCTCGAAAATGTCGCAGGCACGTTTGCTCGCTGCATCTGACTTACCGGAAAACTCGTTGCAATAATCCTCTAAATCAAAGACGCACTGCTCGTTTTTGGTGGGGAAGGTCTTCAGCTCTTCATTGGCATCGAACGCTTCGACCGCTGTGAGCACAGCCGTCACTTTGGCCCGACCGTTGACTGTATGATCGACAGCTAGCTTGCAACCTTTACCCACAAACATTGACGGGTCGAAACCTTGCTTCTCCTGATCAGTGAAGCCTCGGTTCATCCAAGCCATCGCTGCTTTGTAGAGATTGCTTTTCTCATTCAACGAAGCAGTGTACTGTGCAAATATAGACATTGGTCTACCATCTTCCATCAGTAAATCTTTGAGTTCCCAGAACAGGAATATCTTATGCTTGTTGCTCTTCTCGCCCTGATACTCCTCCTCGGCAGTACCAGCGTCCACAACGCGATAACAGATCGCCTTGTGCTCACCTTTCGGGACCACCTCGTACTCTGTGTCTCCCCCGTCAAACTTCAAATTCATAGCCATGCGTAATTTCTCCTTGAGTGTTTGCACAAACTTGCACTAATATACACCGCGCACACAGGGAGTTGCAATGGCTATAAAAATAAAATCTCAGTCGAAAGACTTGAGCCGACCGCTGAGCGGCGATGTCAGGCGAGAGTTCGTGGACTGGTTAGCGGGCCATGGCATCGAGCCAGACAGGCGTAAGGGTCTTGTCGAAAATGAGATTGGACGCGGCACACTGCTTGTGGACAACCGACGCAAGAATCTCGTGTGGTATATGTGCTGGTTCGATCAAGAGAAGCCCTTCGGATTCTTCGAGCGCTACGACACAAAGCAGCGGGTAGAGTGGCGCACGGAAAACTCAGGCACACACAAACTCACCGCTCAGCAGCAAAAAGAGATTGAGCAGGCAAGAGAGCAGGTGCGCATTGCACAGGAGATCGAGCACTCGAAAGCCAGCAAGAAAGCGCAGACCATGTGGGACGAAGCCAAGCCCTGTGACCTTCACCCCTACCTAGAAACAAAGAAAGTGCAGAGTTATGGTCTAAAGCAATACAACGACGCGCTGATGATCCCAGCGTATAACCGCGATTTTGCGGTGCAGACCCTACAGTTTATCTACCCTGATGGGACGAAACGATTTCTCAGGGGCGGCAAGAAGAAAGGTGGCTTCTTTTGTATTGGTATTGAACACCTCGACACGGCGCACATTATCAATTATGCAGAGGGATACGCGACTGCCGCGTCCTATCACGAGCACCGCAAAGAGCCGGTGATTGTGTCATTCGATGCAGGCAACCTGCCACCCGTCGCAGACGTTATCTTTTCGCTCTTCCCGCAGGCGAAGCACGTCTTTATCGCGGACTTTGACGAGAGCAAGACGGGCGAGCGTTACGCGGTCGAAGCGGCGCAGTTGATACGCTCGCAGAGCGGGCAGGCAGATGTCCTGATGCCCACGGAAGTGGGGGATTACAACGATCACGCGCAAGCGTTGGAAGGCGAACTGATGCCGAGCTTGCAGGAAGTGAACGTGCCGCAGGCATTCGAGTTCGAGAGAACGGAACGCGGGAGGGTGCTGCAGACTAAGGAAAATCACCGAGGCGTGCTGATCGTCAATAACATCGATGTGGCTTATGACGTCATCAAAAAGCGCATGAACATCAACATCCCCAACCTCAACCTGATCAGCGATCTGGAAGAGGATGCTGCCGTGACCGAGATCGAAGATCGAGCGATACAGCTCGGCGTACCGCATGACAGAGTGCGGTTCAATCTCAAGCTGCTGGCCCGCGAATCCAACCCTGTTGCCGAGTGGATTACGAGCAAACCATGGGATGGGCAGAGCCGGTTGCAGGCGCTACTGGACACCGTAAGCGCAGAGGACGATGCGCTCAAAGAGATCCTCATGCGCAAGTGGCTGATCAGTTGTGTGGCGGCGGCGTGTGGACCCGAGGGTGTATCGAGCGAGGGCATACTGGTGTTCGTGGGCAGGCAGGCAATCGGCAAGACGCAGTGGATGAAGCGATTGGCCCCGCAGGCTGACTGGTTACTCGAAGGCGCTACGCTGAACCCGAGCGACAAGGACAGCGTTAAGCAGTGCGTTTCTCACTGGATTTGCGAGCTTGGAGAGCTGGGGTCCACGTTCAAGAAGGCAGACCTCGATCAGCTCAAGGCGTTCATCACAAAGAGCCACGACGAGTTACGCCTGCCCTATGACCGTGGGTTCAGCCGATACCGCAGGCGCACCTGCTTCTACGGGTCTGTCAACGAGAACGAGTTTCTATCCGACAGCACGGGCAACCGACGCTTCTGGGTCGTGCGCGTCAGCGCAATCAACTGGCGGCACGGCATCGATATGCAACAGGTTTGGGCGGAGATTAAGGAGCGATATTATGACGTCGGAGACGGCTGGTTCCTGACGAGCGAGGAGCGCGAGCTGCTGAACGAAAGCAATGAGATGAGCAGGACGCAGAGCGCGGTCGAAGACCTCATCCTCCAGCACGTCAGGTTCCAGTCCGAGCAAACGAAGCCAGTGCAGATGACCGAGTTACTGCGGGACTTCGGAATCAAGTCGCCACGGGCCGCTGACTTCAAGGAGGCTTCGCGGGTGCTGCAGGCAAATGGCATCACGCCGCGCAGATCGAATGGGCGCAAGATATATGATCTCGACTGGGATCGCATCGAAGATGGCAACGGTTACAACGCGCCGAACTGGAACGACTGACAGGGTACTACGCAGGGTACAGGGTACGGTTTGGGGCGAAATGTGATGATTTGTAAACTGTATACACTTTACAATTGTAAACGTGGCGAGCTTACAAATTCGGGTGTTTTCGGGGAGGGTAGTACACTGTACCCTGCATCGAAGATGGGTAAGGTGTTGATTTGCAGAGGTAATAATTTAGGGTAGTGTAGTGTACTACAGAGTATATATTGATAGTTTTATGTTTATAAAATGGTGATTTGTAAAGGTGTAACCAGCTACTGTATGGGAAGCCTACCCTACCCTACCCTGTACCCTGTTGGATTTTGAGATGAGCGAAGAGCCGAAACGTAAACGCGGGCGTCCGCGCAAGAGCAAACCGGAGCTGGTCAAGACCCCGATGAAGTTCGAGGCCGACCCCGAGCTGGAGCTGACAGAGATGCAGGCGGCGTTCGTGTGGTATTACACGGAGGGCGCGTGCGGTCAGACTGAGGCAGCTCGACGTGCTGGCTTCAACTTCCCCGGCTCTTCTGCGAGCAGACTGCTGGATGGTGAGACACATCCGAATGTGGTCAAGGCGATCCGCATGAAGCAGGAAGAGTTGCGAGCGAAGTACGCGATCACGCCAGAGAAGACTGGCTCGATGTTGTGGAAGATCGCAGAGACCAGCTTCGAGGGTGGAAACTACAACGCGGCAGTGAGCGCAGTGAAGGAGTTGAACCAGCTCGCTGGCCTGACGATACAGCGCAGTCAGAACCTCAACATCAACGCGAACGTGGACAAGATGAGCAAGGAAGATATCAAGGCAAGACTGAACGAGCTGCTAGGCATGGAGGCTGGTTTCGACAGCAAAGACCACTGACAGCAAAAATGTTCATGTGTGCATAAAAAAACTGAGAGAGAGCCCTCTCTCTTTCGCCGCCGAAAAATCTCCAAAAAAACGCCGATAATCGCTCGGCCCGCATAAAACCTTGGTTTTTTAGTCGATTTTGTAATAAATCAAATACGCCATTCCCGCGCACGCGCAAACTGGCGTTGTAACTGACGTAAATTTGCATTTAAGGAAGTTAGAATCGCCCGGCTTTTTTGATTTTGGGTCTCTATGGATTTGGATTTTTAGATCGAAGATCGGATTGGTCGGGGGGGCGGCACCCCACAGCGGCCGGGCTTTTGTAAGGCTAGAGCTAAAGCAAAGTTTGGTACATTCAGAGCCCAAAAAAATAACTCTGCAAAAGAAGAGGGCCCCGCAGCCCCGCCAAGGCAGGGAGTCCTCGGCCTCAAGGGTTGGAGCTGCGGGGCCCAGATATGTGGGACCCCTCATGGGACCCCTATCGATTAGAATTTTGCGCCAGTTGCGGTACTATCGCAAACCATGGTGGACAGCAGAAACAAGGGCGCGGCCTTTGAGAGAGACATTGTAAAACGTCTCAATGTTTTTTTTGAGGAAAACGATCTCGAAGTGCGATGCAAAAGGAATCTTGACCAGTATCAGGCGAAAGACCTCTGCGATATTGAAATACCGGACTACGCCATCGAGTGTAAAGCGTACAAAGATGGCTGGTGGTTTTCGAAGAACTGGTGGGAACAGGTCTGCGATGCGGCAGGTGACAGAACTCCCGTTCTCATCTGGAAGTTTAACAACAAGCCGATTCGCGTTACTCTACCGATCAGCGCCCTTAACCATGGTTTGGAGTGTGAAGGCGTGGCTGTCATTTCATTTGAGGATTGGCTGGCGTTCCTTCGCGAAGGCTGGGTTGAGGATCAGAGGGTAGCTTAGCTATGCAACCAACAGTGCCTATCATGGACCCCACGATTGACATCTTCGAACCAGAAGAGCCTATGGATCGTCGCGAACGTGCTCAGGCACAGCGAGAGATTTTGTCCCGCGCAAACGATCCGCTCCTGACACCAGCGCAGGCGGCTAACATCAGTGGAGGATTTGCGCCCGCTGCTGGCTTTGCGGATGTGCTCGGCTTGTATCCTGCGTTCCCTGACGCAGACATGACGGTCGAGGAGATGGCTATGGGCCCGCGCTCGCCCAGCCTCATGCAGAACGTCATGGAAGGCAACCTTCTGGATTCAGCTCTGCAACTGGCGGGGGTATTGCCGGTGGTAGGCGGAATCGCAAAAAGCGCCCGCGTTGCTCGTGGAATCCGCTCGCTGCCTATTGATGAACAGATTCAGACCGTTGCCCGCGCAAAAGAGGGGGTCCACGGCGGAGAGTCAGTATTTGCTCCTGATCTGTTCAAGCAGACTGGCACTCAGGATGTGCGGCGGGCGGAGGAGGCCTTGAAGAGCAACCAGTCGGATTTGCAATCTATAGATCAGATGGTAGAGCGTGCCGAGTCTGTAAACACAGATTTTCAACAAAACATTGCTGATATCGCTTCAAGTAACGGCGCCAAGAAAGCAGACAAGTTCATCACGCTCCGCGATGGGAGTCCCTTTGACGTCGAGGTGAAAACTAAAAAAAGCATAGATGACAAAATACAGAGAAAGGGTCTCTCTCCAGACCAGTTCACGGATGGCGTGCGCACATCTGTTTACGTCAATTCTGCGGATCAAGCTGAGAGAATTGCATCAGAGATTGGCCAAGCGTATCCGAGCATTGATCGCGGCTGGCAAGTCATTCCTGAGACGGGATACTTTGACCGCAAGATGAATGTCGCAATCACGGACCCAAAAACGGGCGGCGTGATTGTCGGTGAGGTTCAGATCAAGACGCCAGAGATGGCAGAGGCAGGAGTGGTGGGTCACAGGTGGTACGAGATCTCTCGTAAACTTGAAGGCCGATATAACAAGGACATTCCGCCGCAGAAATACAGAACTTATGTGGATGCGCGTGCTGAGCAGCAACGCATTTATGGTGGTGCTACTGAAGCAGCAGACCCGAATATCTTGGACCTGCTGCTGGAGAAGTTTAGGCTTGGGGGATTGGTGGCAAGGTAGAGCCGATCACGCCAAAGACTTCCTCGAACTTTTCTTTGGTCAGCTCTTGGCCTTCCTTGAACCAGTCAACGACATCCCGCTCGGTGACTGACTCCCACTTGTCATCGCCGTCTTCGAGTAAGAGCCCGCGAAAAAACTCGCCATAATCTACGACAACAGCGGGTTGCGTTTCCCAAGACCAGTAAGTGTCTACTTTTGTGCTCATGTGTTACCTCCTCGAACATTCTATCACGGCGCACCATTTACGCTCTAGGCGTATATTTTTTGCGCAGCACTTTGCAGGCGGCTTCAAGCCGTCGCTCTTCTTCGTCGGTGTTGTGCCACCTGTGCATCGAAAGAGCCTTGTGCATATTTTTCAGAAAAACACCATTCGTGCGGCCGATGATTTTCTTCGCTTCTTCGTTGGTCATCAGTGCCCATACCCCCATGCAGTTTTGTACCTCGGCTTCCCATCCCACTTGTCAGCACTGGAGTAGCTGCTGATTCGGAAAGAGCCGTGCTCAGTCACCATCTTGTCGAATGCCTCACCAATCTCATGCTCGGGAACAGCGACCACGTTTTCGTAGGTAGTGTGATCATCAACAACTCGTGACCCAACCGCGATCAGGGTCACTTTGTGGCCCCTCTTGGCGATGACTTTGTAAAAATCGACGTTGGTCTGATCGTAGCCCCAAGAGCAGTAGTAGATGTCGCCGACGTTGACCGCTTCAGCCGCCGCAGCTTTCTTGGCTTTGGCTTCTGCCTTCTTGTCGGCCTTGCGCTTGAGGCTGTCCTTGTAGTCCGAGATGAATTTCTCGATGTAAGCCTTCATGCGCTCGACAGTCGCAAACTTGAAGTGGAAAGTAGGCTTGACTGCCTTGCCTTTCCAACCAACGGCGACATAACCAAGGCCGTTGTAGTTTTCGAAAGTTCGAGTGTAAATCTCGATCCCGCCGTCGCACGCGAGAATCTTCTCGTCGTACTCTTTGGGAATCCAGAACTCTCTAGTCTTCTTCATATCAATCTCCCTGTTTCGGTCAGGACCACCCCAACCACAATAGAATTGTCTCACCTTTCCGTGTCGATGTCTACACTTTTATACAAGTTTTTTTCATCATTATCGAGGTCTTTTACGACGTCCCAACAGCGCCCGCAGTATTTGGTGGGGTTGCCCGCGTAGCGCCCGCGCTGAAAAGTGTGGACGGGACCAGCGACATCCCTCTGGCAGTTGTCGCAATAGTTGAGCGCCAACCACTCTGTGTTCCATCCCTTCAAACTATCTCTCCTTTTCTTCGCTGAGTCGTTTAAAAACAAGCTCAATCGTCTGCTGTA